AATATTCTCAGGGATTTTCGGGTCATATTATTGCGAGAAGGAGGTCAAATGATGTGGATAACTCCTAAGACCGATTGGAAGGGCGAAACAATCAATGGCGTTTACCAGGGAGATTATTTTAACGCCGCTGATTATAATCGTATCAAAAACAATCTCACAGTTTTGAAAGAATTGGTCAACTCAATATATCCGGAAATAGCCATTGTAGAGATGGGCGCAGACAAGACCTCAAAAGATTTCTTGTATGCAGATGAGATCAATCGCATTGAGGAAAACTTTGATTCCATAAATCAGGCTTCACTTCGTGGAAAATACGGGGAAATGCTCTATTTTTACGAAAACGATTCATGTATTACCTATGATGAGCTCAATCGGATCGAATCCGCTATGTTGGATTTATACAATAAACTAACAAATCAAAAAAATGGACGGCGAAGTTTCACATGGAATTTCGGGGCAGGAGGAGTATAAATGAACTGGTCTCGGTTACCAACTGACTATACAGACGCAGTTTGGGACGGAAAAAAGAAGTACAATCTGATTCAGAATGATGATGGCACTATTTCTTTGGAAGATGTCACGAATTATACTAATTTGGAAAAATCATTCTTTGGCGCGAAAGACGCGAATCACATGAACGCGGGCATAAATGCCATTATGACAATGAACGTGGATCAAGTGTCTAAAATTGATCAAACAGACACGTTATATTTGTCAGATGGAAACGAACTGCGAAAGATTCCGTTTTCCGTATTGCTATCCGCGCTTAGTAACGGTGTCGATGACTTATCGGCACTAAAGGCCAGCTTGAATTTGTTAAATGGCAAACTTACAGAACTGGCCTCCACTGATTGTCTAACAGTCGGTTTATCTGAAAACTTCAAATTATCGAAAGGCACTTATGAAGATCCGCTTTACCTTCCCATGTCATCCGTTACGCGAAGCTATGGACAGATGTTGCTACCGGTTAGCAATGGCGTACAGGTTGGCGCAAATGTGCTAAAGGTTTGTATCAGTGCACAGGCGTATTTTTACGAAGCCGGTGCGAGTCAATGTGAAATTGACATATACATCATAAGCAAAGATGGCTCAGCAAAGCGAGTAGACAGGTGTGTTCGTACTCGTTCGAGTAGATATGAGACCTTTGCTACCGCACCTTTTGTGACGAGTGTATCAGATGGGGACATTATCAAACTTGCGTACATTGGAAATGCTGACGCTTCTGTGAGAAACTATCGTGACGCTACATTTCTTAATGTGGAAGTTGTGGAAAAAAATTTGGATTCGTCGAATCCTTCCATCATATCAAACCAAGACCTGCTACTTAATAAATGGGTAGTAAGCGAGAAGATCACAGGTGAAAGCGGCACAGAAAATATTTACCCTGATTCCGATGTGGTATCATCGATTGTTGGCGATCTTTGTTTGAATCCTGCCAAAGGAGCAGTGTATCAGTGTACTGTTGCTGGTACTCCGATGATTGCAAAATGGAAGTACATTTGTGCTATTGGAGCAGGAAGCTCAGGAGATATACCTGATCAGTCGGTAACTGAGGCGAAACTCGCGGATGGATCAGTGACTACGGGCAAGCTGGCAGACGGTGCTGTCACCGGTGATAAGGTCAGCTCACTGGCCATTGAAGGTAAGCACATCAAATCACGCACAATAACGGGAGCTCGGCTGGCCCTGAAAACGATCACCGAGAATCTACTAAGTGATGACTTGCAGGCTAAACTTACCAGTTATGTGGGCACTCTGGCGCAAGCGGCGAACGATGAGGTCACCCTGCACGAATGGTGGAGTACCTCTGATTTTTGCCCTTATGTCCTAAATGTGGATTATGACGCCCAGGGCACCATTACATTGCACGCTGACGACGCTAAGAGCGGCGATCATGCCTTGGTTCTGCGCAGTGGGGCGCTGGTGTCATTCTTTGAGGAAAATGGTACGGAGTGCGCCGTGATTACGCAATCTGACTTTGGTGTTGCGGTGGTCCGCCGAGCTGCGGACGGCAGCGGGACGGCCACCCTGCTGACTGCGGGCAACACCGGCTCTGTTGAGACCTGGGAGACCGTGTTCACCAAGACATTTGACGCCGATACAACAGCAAGCCAAAGATGGGACTTAGCTAAGCCCTGTCGCAAGATCAGGCTGCGTATGGCTGTAGCTGGAAGCGCGGCCAACTCCGCCGCTGGCGATCAGACCGTGTACATTAACTCTTATACGAGTAAGTGCTTATTGCCCAATGCTTTCCGGTTCGAGACTGCAACAACTAAGGGCTCCTTCGCCGTTGCTGAGGTAGAGATCACCGAGGATATGGTGCGGGTACAAGCAAATAAGAGCAACATTTCCAGTAATTTTAACGCGGCCAACTCCATGACCGGCGGAACTATTTGGAACGCAAGTGGGATCACATTCAATGTGTTCAAGGATGTTGAGGCCCACGGTGCAATAAAAGCGTTGTCTTTTCCGACAAACGGAAAGACCATTGGCGCCGGAACGCAAATCGAGATTTTGGGGGTGGCAAAATGAATGTAGAAACCGAAAGCCGTATTGCATTTCTAAAATCCGAGCTGGCGGAGACCGACTACCTGTGTTTGAAATTTACAGACGGTGCTTTATCTGAGGAAGAGTACGCACCGATCCGCCAAAAGCGGGCAGCATACCGGGCAGAGATCAACGCCTTGCAAGGAGGTGAGACCGATGTATGACGCATTTCTCACCGCCGCCCTGACTGCTGCCGTGTCAACGGTGGTAGGCAGTGCCGTGTCTGCCGTTATCGCTTCATTGATTGCAAAGAAAAAGAGCAAGAAAGCAATGGACGAAGTCACCACAGCCCGGTACATAGCGATCGAAAACGGCTTGCAATCTATATTGCGTGCCGAGATCATACGGCAGCACGAAAAGCATACTGAGCGGCGTTACTGCCCGCTCTATGCAAAAGAAGCCATGGTCAAGGTCTATGACGCCTACCATGCGCTGGGCGGAAATGGTATGATGACCAAATTTTATAATGAGATTATCGCGCTCCCGGAGGAGCCGCAACAAAAGGAGGACTAAAAAATGAAAGTAACCGCAGGAACCATTGCAAGAACCGTCGTGTTGGCGGTATCTCTGCTGAATGTACTCTTGAACGCCTTTGGCAAGAACCCTTTGCCCTTTTCGGACGATGAGGTGTACACTGCCGTGTCAACGGTGGTGGCAGTAGTAGCTTCCCTGGCTGCCTGGTGGAAGAACAACAGTTTTACCAAGGCCGCCCTGAAAGCGGATGAAACCCTGGTGCTGGAACGG